GGCGAATTCATGCTCAAGTGTATACTGAGTGGAAGAGTTCTCGACGCCTTAGCGAGGTTCGCAAGGCGTTTCCTAGTCATTTGGAATCCCGGAAGGGGACGAGGACGGAAGCTCGAGACTACTGTCGCAAGGCAGAGTCTCGGGTGATCGCCCTGGGGGAGTTTGGAGAGTGGCGACCGGAGAGTCAGGCAGTGGTTAGGCCTGCTCAGAAGGAGATCGCCCTCGACTGTTTGGTGAAACATGGGATGACGCCGGAGCAGATAGCGGAGGAGCATCCGCATGTGTATTTCACGCACCACTTTGCGATAGACAAGCTATACGCAATGAGAGGTGGTGTGTGATGCCGTATCCTTGTCATATTTGTAACAGGAACGTTATTTCAGATAAGCGGTTGCACAAGTGTGCAAGATGCCTTCGGCTTGGAAGGTCGCTCTGAATGATTATAGTGTGCAAAATGCACCGGTAGCCTATGGCGCAAGGAGTTCAACGACAGTTGTGGTTCTCCCTTCCATACAATCTTGTTGTTGGTTACATAGATCTGGCTCAATGTTTGAGTCTTGTAAACCGGCACGGTTACCTTCAGAATAAGACGTATTACGTCGAGGGTTACCAGGTAATCCCTGCAGCAGCATGGGGTCCTGGCGTCGCATCTTGCGACATTGATGTGGTCGGCAATACTTGGACGACTGAGAATTCTCATCGTGAGGCTTTTGGCCTTTGGAAAAAGATGAATCGACAGACCGATATTGAACTCGGGACCTGGAATGATTTCAAGGTCTTCATGGATTCTGCGCACTACCAGGGTAGTGCTGCTGATCCGTACACTACGAATCTCATGCCGATTGACGGCGCTCAAGCGGCTTTCAGCCGTATTGGTGCTGAATGGGATTATTCTTTGTATGTGTCACCAACTGCTGCTGCTGGTGTGAGCACTACAAATGCCTGTCACATGCTCGGCGACGACGAGGCTGCGAATAATGCAGCCCTTGGTTGTGATGGTAGCCATGCTATCATTCAGGGGTATGGAGATACCCGGACTACTGTCCAGACGGATGACCCGGCTGTGCCAGGGGATGCGTCAGTTAGTTGGATGAACAACTTGTTTGATGATGGGGATACTTTGACGCCTTTGGGCAATATCCAGGAGACCCATTCAGATCAGCCGCCGTATGCCCGGGCGCTTGATGCGCCAGGCGGTGATAACCCGATCTACGTGGGAGGTTCGGAGTCGGGTGTTGGTGGTATGTTGCAAACTCGAATGAGGATTACGAATGCTGGAGACACTGGCTACGGCCAGGGTGGCGAGGTTCTCGCCGGTCTCCTTCGAGTAGGATTTGCTAGTGAATCCGGGAACACAGCTCTTCTGTGTGTGAATCTCGCTCCTGGTGCTTACCAGGGCGTGGCGGCGAAGGCGGTTTAGATGTCTGATACTACGGCATCTCCTATCCCCTTGGCTAAGGGGGCGCAGATTATGCAGTTGGTGAAAGATAACCAACTGATCACAGCTGTGATCGTGTTTGTGCTCTGGCAGGCTGGTGCCGTGGCAGAGGCATTGGCTTTTGCGGGGTGTGCCTGATGGCGCGACGTCGTAAAACCTCGAGGTCTTCCAAGAGGAAGACTTGGAAAAAGGGTAAGATCTTCACGAAGGGAAGGAAGCGAGTTCGCTGGCTTTACCCGAATGGTAAGAAGAAAGGTCGCAAGTTGGTCTCCGCTAGTGGTCGGAGGCGACGTTGATGGGTCATCCATCTCCTCACATTCCTTGGTGGGTTAAGGCAGGTGCAGGATGGGCACTGACTCATCCTGCAGAGGCCCTGGTTTTGGGGTATGCTATGCGTTATGCACCTGTTCCGACTGCCAGAGTTATCTGGGCATTCGGTGCTGAGTATGGTCCTGCTACGGCCCGTTTGGGTGGTAGGGTCGGAACGATTGCTTTCGAGAGTAGTGCTATTGTTCGAGGTGGTGTGGCTGTTGCTAGGTTTGCTGGCACTTATGCCGCTGCTGTTGCGGTCGGTTATATCGCCGGGGCTGCTGTGGGCACTGCTGTTAGTGGCCTAATTTGGGGCGACAAAGGAGCCAGAGATGCTATTGATCTCTATACTGGTCAAGTCGGAGTTCACGACTACTTCGCCACTGTTGGTGGCGCTTTGGGATTTGATTGACTCCGGGGACTGGTCCACCCTGGTGCACTGCACTAACGGACCACACCCCTTGTCCTCCTGTCGGAGACCGAAGGTCGGAGCGTGGGTCCTGCGCGCAGGAGGTGTCTGTTAATGGGTTGGCGTATTATTACCCAACCCATTATGGGGGTTCACATACGCTAGACCAAACGCGGTGAAACGTCTGTTAACTACCTTAATGTTTAACTACCCTAGGGGGGGCCTCGATGTTCATGGCAGGACAGAGGAGGCATTGGGTGCACACCGTGCACAAGAAGCATATCGGATCTGCCGATATGGCTGACGACGAGTTTATCGCTCTGGTAAGAGTGCTCGTAGATGGGCTGCGTGAGGACACGCGCATCCGATATTTTATCGGTCAGATTGAACTTTGTCCAGATTCTGGGCGAATTCATGCTCAAGTGTATACTGAGTGGAAGAGTTCTCGACGCCTTAGCGAGGTTCGCAAGGCGTTTCCTAGTCATTTGGAATCCCG